CCGGTTAGTCGGATCGTGAAAATGCCGAGCGTGCTGGGATATCGTATAAAACACTTACCCAATATATTCACCAGGCCCTACGAAAAATTGCTCTTGACATTTCTTTGCAATGTACGCAAAATCCGCTCCAATCTGTTAATGGGGGAAGTTGCCCCGAAAGAAATCAACCCGTTTTTAGCGCAAGCTAGGCGGGTTTTTTCATGGCCTAAAAATGATCAATATCAGCGTACAACACAACTTTAAAAGAGTGGCAATCAAGCTCTTTGAGTTGCGCACTGATGTACTTGAAAAAGCTAAAGTGCGCGCGTTGAACAAAGTGGCGGCTCAAGCGAAAGTAGCGGCTAGTAAAGAAATACGTGCTGCAGGATATGGCATCAAGGCAGCTGCAATCAAACAAAAGATAACCATCAGCCACGCTTCAATTGGTCAACCTACTGTAACGTTAAGAGTCTATAAAAAATCAATTCCATTGATTCATTTTAGTGCGCGCCAAACGCAGAGTGGTGTATCTGTCAATGTGAAGAATGGCCGCAAGATAATTTACGGCGCATTCATCGCGACGATGCCAACAGGCCATAAAGGCGTGTTCGTGAGGGTAGGTGACAAGCACAAGAAAAATAGCAAGGGAATTCGGTCTGGCCTACCAATCAAAGAACTATTCGGCCCAAGCATTGGATCAGCGTTTAGCAATGAGATAGTACAGCGAGCACTTGTTAAGTTAATCCATGAGAAGTTTCCAACGATACTTGAACATGAGATAAAGTTTGCAGGCCGATAGAAAGAAAACTCTAAGGTCAGCTTAATTCTCGGGTCCTTCTTGTGGCCCTCCACTGCGAGCTCCATGATCTCGAAAAGACTCTAGTCACCGGTTTCGTTAGGGGGGTATAACCACCCCTCTGTTTAATCATAACTTTATGCCCACTCAACAACAGATAGCTGAACACCTGGATATTAGCCAGCCGCAAGTCAGCGAGCTGATGAAGAAGTTGGGCGTCGATTGGCAGACGTCTGCACTCGATGATATCCGCGTGGCGTACATCCGGAATTTGCGCAGCGTCGCCGCCGGCCACCGCAGCAATGACGGTCTCGACCTGACGCACGAACGCGTGCTGACAGAGCGCGTGGACCGCGAGCTCAAGCTGTTGCTGGTCGCGGAAAAAAAGGGATTGCTGGTGAACGTCGAACAACTGGAACCGGAGCTGATGAACATGGTCAGTGCTTTTCGCGCGGAATTGCTGTCGCGCGATGACAAGCTCAAGGCTGACCTGGACGCGCTCTACGGCATCGAACTGGATCTGAACCTACTGAATGAATACACACACGCAGCACTTGCCCAGCTCGCTCGATACACGCCGGGCGGTGGTGAGTCTGATCCATCGCCTGGCGAAAGTGCTAACGCCGCCGGAACAGATGAGCACAGTGGAATGGGCGCGCCGGCATAGAGGGCTTTCGTCGAAGGCTTCGGCACGGCCCGGTAGATACAATCCGGACATCACGCCCTGGGTAAGCGGCATTCTGGATGCACTGGATGATCCCACGGTAGTCGAAGTGGCGGCCATGAAATCCGCCCAGGTGGCATGGACAGATGGGGTATTGAACAACTACATCGGCAAGCGTATCGATCTTGATCCGTGCCCGATGATCGTGATGTTCGCCAAGGATCAGGCAGCAAAAGAGTACAACGACGAAAAGTTTGTGCCAATGGTGGAAGCCACGCCACGGCTGGCGCTAAAAGTGCCGGTGCACAAGGCGCGCGACCGCGACAACCGCAACAATTTCAAATCGTTTGCCGGCGGCTTTTTAAAGTTCGTCGGCTCGAACAGCCCCAGCTCGGTGAAGTCCACGCCTTCGCCCGTGGTGGCCATCGAAGAGCCGGACGATTGCAACGAGAATTTGAAAGATCAGGGCGACACCATCACCCTGCTGAAAGAAAGAACCAAGACATACGCACGCCGCAAAGTCATCTTTGGTGGAACCCCTACCATTGAAGGCCTGTCGCGTGTCGAGGCCGCTTACAAGGGAAGCGACCAACGCAAGTTTTATGTACCGTGCCACCACTGCGGCGATGCCCATGTGCTGATGTGGGATAACGTGCGCTGGCAGGAAGATCCAGAACTGCACCACGAAGTGTTTGGCAAAGCGCGGCCCGAGACGGCCTATTACGTTTGCCCGCACTGTGGCGGCCTGTGGAACGATGTGGAAAAGAACCGCAACGTGCGCTCCGGCGTCTGGCGTGCCGGGGCGGCCTTTTACGGCGTGGCGGGCTTCTACATCAACGAGCTGAACAGCCCGTTTCCCGGCTCGATCCTGCAGCGCCTGGTGGAAAAGCGGCTGGTGGCAGAACATGCGCTGGAGAATGGCGACGATACCAAGATGCGTTCCTTCCGGAATAACACGGAAGGTTTGCCGTATGCCTATGCCAGCGAATTGCCGGATGCCGACACGCTGCGCGAACGTGCCGAAGATTACGCAGAACTGACGGTGCCTTGGGGCGGCATCGTGCTGACCGCCGGCGTGGACGTGCAGCATGACCGGCTGGCGATTGTTATTCGCGCCTGGGGACGCGGCGAAGAAAGCTGGCTTTTGTACTGGAATGAAATTCACGGCCGCACGCTGGTGAAAGAGCAGGGCGCATGGATCGATCTGGATACGCTGCTGGCGAGACCGCTCATGCATGTCAGCGGCGCGTCGCTGTACATCAAGGCCGTGTCCATCGACTCATCGGACGGGCAGACAGCAGACGCGGTATATGACTATGTGCGCCGCCGTCTCGGGCGCAACTACATGGCGATCAAGGGCGCATCCCTCGATGACGGGCGCGAAATATTCAGCCCGCCCAAGGTTGCGGTGGATACCAACCGCCTGCAGAAAGCGCATGCGCACGGACTGCGGCCTTTCATGGTGGGCACGCAGCGCGCAAAAGATTTGATGCTGGGGGTAGATGCCCAGGGCGGACGCATCAAGCTCGAAGGCAGCGGCCCCGGCAGGATGCACTGGTACAAAGAAGTGCGCACCGATTACTGGGAACAGATCACCAGTGAAGTCAAAGCGCCGCACCGCACCGTGCGCAACAAGAAAGTATGGCAGAAAAAATCCGGAGTCAGAAACGAGGCGCTCGACTGTGAAGTGTACGCGCTGCATGCGGCGCGCAGTTTGAAGCTGAACCTGTGGAAAGAAGAGCGCTGGCTGGCGGAAGAAAGCAAGATACGCCAGCCCGATCTGATTGCCGCACCCGAAGAGCTGGCACCATTAGCGCCAGACGAAGTGAAGACCGAGAGTACCGAACCCAAAAAACAACCCGGCCCGACCGGGTTTTTTAATGCCCAGAAAAAGGGCTTTTCCTCGACGAAATGGTAGACGATGAACTTATCCAACATCCCGGCCAACCTCACGCTAGGTGATTCCGCCACCTGGAACGATCTGCCGTTCCTGGCTGCCGATAATTTCACCGTGCTGGATTCCGGCACCTACTCGTTGCGCTATGAATTGCGCGGCGCTGGTGCGCCGACTACGGTCAACGCAACCGCACAGGGAACTGGCTGGACCACCTCCATCACGCCGACGATCAGCGCGGCGCTAAGCGCGGGTACATGGTTCTGGGCGGCGATTCTGACCGCGACCGGCGTGCGCCTCACCGTGGCGCGCGGTGAAATCAACATCATGCAGGACCTTTCCGCCATCGTGTCGAATACGTTTGACGGCCGCAGCATCGCGGAAATCGCCTTGGCTGATGCCGAAAGCGCGTTGCAAAACCTCACTGCCAGCGGCAAAAGGACCAAGAAATACACCATCGGCACGCGCAATGCCGAGTATTACACCGCTGCGGAACTCATCGTGGCGATCAGCTATTGGAAAGTCCGCGTTGCCAACGAGCGCGGCGCTAAAGCCATCGCCAACGGGCTGGGCGATCCTAAAAACTTGAAAGTGAGATTCTGCCGATGAATGCCACGGTCAACTGGTACAACGAAGAGCGCGTCAAGCAATCCGGCTCGGTCATCCTGAAGGCATGGAATGATGGGCGCGCAGCCGAACGCGCCCGCGCCAAGCAGGCCGAAAGCAAGCGCATGTACGCTGCCGCTTCTGTCGGGCGTCTTACCGGCGACTGGTCGGCGCTCAACACCTCGGCGGATTCTGAGATCGTCACCAGCCTGCGCCTGCTGCGGGCACGTTCACGCGAGCTGGTGCGCGACAACGAATACGCCAGCAACGCCGTGCGTATCGTGCAGAACAACGTCATCGGCACCGGCATCGGCGTGCAGGCCACAGTGATGAACGCGCGCGGCAAGCTGCAGGACAGCATCAACAGCGCCATCGAAGACTGCTGGGCAGAATGGGTAGACCGCAAAATATGCCATACCGCAGGGCAGCTGGGTTTTGCCGACATCGAACGCCTGGTGGTGGGCCAGCTGGTGGAAGCCGGCGAAGTGCTGATCCGTAAAATAAAGCAGCCTTTTGGCGGCTCGAAGATCCCGTTTTCGCTCGAAATCATCGAAGCTGACCGCCTGATGGACCAATATCAGAGCGGAAAGGCACCGAATGGCAACGCGATCCGCATGGGCGTCGAAGTGGACGAATGGCAGCGACCTGTGGCGTACTGGCTGTACCCCAACCACCCGGGCGATTACCAGTTCAGCAGTTTTCAGCCGTCGAAATTTATCCGCGTGCCGGCGGAAGAAATCATCCACATCTACATCGTCGACCGCAT